TTCGTATAATTCATGAAATTTATTGCCTACTCCATTCGGTGTACTAATAACCACCACTTGCGATTTTTTCATCGAAGAAATAATAGGCAATGCAGACTTCCAAAGTTCTTTCATAAGATCATCCGGACAGTGAGCCATCTCGTCGATAATCAAAAGATTACTTGTAGTACCACGAGGACCGCTCGATGATGTTGTACTGATTGTTATAGATGAGTCGTTACCCAGATTAAGACCATCTTTTCTCCAAGACTTAATGTGTGGTTTTAAGAAAACAGGAAGCTGTTCGTAAGCCATTTTGATTCTAGCAAAAATTTCTTTTGCTGTAGATTCTTTATTAGCTACAATAGTAACTCTCTTATCTGATTGGAAACACACCAACCAAAGCGCATAGATGGTGATTGTAGTGGTTTTTCCGCTCTGACGGCTGGAAAGTACTACATTGAATCTATTCGATTTAAAAGCTTTTAAAAGCTTTTTCTGGTATTTGTACAATTCAATTCTTTGTTTGCCATCTTCTGTTATGATGAAAAAGTGCTTTTCAGCAAAATGTAAAACACTTTTGGCACAGAGTTTGACCTCTGCCAACATTTCTTCTGTCCATTTAAAAGTAGCATCCTTACGAAGAATGTTTTCATTTCCTTGATAGAATTTTCCATCTACCAAGATATCTTCATTATCATATTCCTCTATAGGTTCATCTTTGGGTTTTTTAGCCATTACTATCTAATATTTATTAAAATACCCCAAAAGTATATTCTATAAAGCTAATTGCTGATTTAAGTTAGAAATAACAGTAGAAACTAAGCTTGATTTTAAAAGTTTTATAACAGTTCCTTGTGCAGGTTTTATTACAGGATTTTTCACTTGATTATATGCACAAACTAACCACCAAAGATCCATTGTATTATAATATTTGTAAGATATTGATGCCCAAGTATCATTAAATTTAACTATATAATCATCTTCTGCATTTGAATTAGATGCAGGAAAAAGATTTATATTACAAAGTAAATTATAAAACTTAAAGCCATTATCATCAGTATAGATATTAAAAAAATTTTCATATCTATATCCCGAAATTACTGGTAAATCTGGAAAATTATCTTGTTTCATTATTTTTATTTTGTAGTAACAGTTACTAAACCACCTTTTATGTTTGCACCTATTACAGTGTTTCCTTGTGCATTTGTTGTATCATTTACTACATTAACTTTATTTCCTCCTATAGCACCTAATACAATGTTTGATGACACCGGATATACTTCTTCAAAAGTAATTTCAATTTTATAAGCTTCTGGTATTAATCTTCCGTTTGAGCCATACCCATTATAACCACTAGAAGCAGAAGCGTATGCTCCCTGTGCGTAGTTTCCTGTATTTAAAAATCTAGTTGTTCCGATTGAGTGAACATCAAAACTTTTAACATATGCTAATGGCATATATACTCCTCCAGTTCCGGGAGACTCTAAAACATAAACTTTTGGGGGTATATAAGTAAGAAAAGAGGTTCTCATTTTTGTGTTCTGTAGAGAAAAAAGATTAACAAAATCAGCATTTCTTATTGCTCCAGCTTCATCTATTGTATTATATAAAGGAAAAGATATTTTTAATGTTCTAGGAGTAGTATTATTGTAATAATAAATATCTTCTGTTCCTAAATTAACAGTATGTGAAAAATCTGTTAAAAAATCACTAATACCACCTAAACCATATTTTTTTGCAAAATCAGTTAATATTTGTTTTGATCCGATAGTAACATCTGATTTAGTCCAAGTATTATTAATTTTTCCTGTTATATGACCCCCATCTTTAACTAAATGTGGAAAAATATAATTAAATCCAGTTGTATGTGCTGAGTATAACAAGGCATACGGATCGTTTGGATCAGCGTTATCTCTACTTATATCGCTACCCGAAATCGTCGAAGCAAGACCTGTCGCAACACCAGTTAGATTCTGAACAATCTGTCCAAAATTTAATTCTAATTCCTTTGCCATAATATAAGGAACTTCATCTACATATCCACCTTCTGATATCCAATCAAAATCATTTAATATATTAATAACTCCTCCTGTATTACCCGGAGTAACATTTAAATAAACAAAATTATCTTTGTTTATTATGTTTGCGTTAAATAAAGTAGATTGTGCGTATTGTCCAACTGACATAAATTTTATTGTGTATTAGAGTATTTTTTTCTTATTCTATCCCTATGTCTCTCTATAGTAGTCATAGTTCCAACATATTGTGTTACTTGTTGGGAAGTACTTCCGCCCATAATATTTACATTACCCGGACTGGTTCCCTTATCTTTAAATCCATCCTTTATTGCAGTTGTAATAGCTTCGTGAAGACCATTATTATTTTGATTGGTCTGTTGTTGTACTGAAGAAGGAACCGGAACTGGCATATTGGGGGTATTAGGTATATTTAAAATAGAAGGCATAGATGCCGAAGGAGTAGGGGGAACAACAACAGGAGGTGTTTGTGGGGGGATAGGAAGGGTTGGGGTTGTTTCTTGGGGTATTGGAGGTGCTTGAGGTGCTTCCGGAGGTGTTGTAGTAGGTATTTCTTTCTTTTCTTCTTGAATTTCTACTGTAGGTTTTTCTGGCTGAAATCCTTTGAATTGGTTTTTATCATCATCGAGCGTTGGTAGTTTTAAACTATAAGCATTCTTTTCGGGATCATAAAAAGCAGTAGTATTTGTATTAAGATCTTTATTCGATGGATTTTCTATTCTATAAAACTTTTCTGTTTTAGGATCTTTAACAGTTTGGCTACCTAATGGTAATGTAGATGGATCTATAGGAACCGCATCATTCGGAATATCTATAGTTCCATCTCCTTTTATGGTTGCCCCTTTTGGTAAATTGTTTGATGATTTTGGGGTTTTTACCTCCTGTGGAACAGGCGCAGGAACTGGTTTAACAGACATTTGTTTTGGTAAATTTCCTTCTGATCCTTGTTTTCTATGTTGTGCGATCATATGATCTATAGCTATTTCAGCCGCAACATCAGCCGCAGTTAATGCCCACGATGCTGGAGCCCCAACTCCAGATGCTGTCAAAGCTACATCTCCAACCGCAGTACCAGCATTCATCAAAGCTTCGAGAGCTTTCATTTTCATAGAATAAGTGTCACCTTGAATTCCATAATAAATAGATTGAGCAGCATCAATTCCTGCACCTACACCGGGTATTTTAGCTGCTTTTGGTAAATTTTTTAACAAACCGCCCTCAGAACCTGCCGCAAGTTTAAGAAAGTTTGCTCCCTTTTTTTGAAACCAATTGGGAGCACTCGTTACCGTTTCTGCTGCTGCTTTCGTAGCTCTTTCTGCGGTTGCTTTTGCCATTTTTTTTGCCAAAGATTTCACAGATTCATCACCACTTTTTTCTGCCGCTTTTTTTGCCCAATACTCTGCTGTTTTTTCTGCTGATTTCGCCGCTGCTTTTTTTGCTAATTGTAATGCTTTTTGTTTTGCCAGATTCTGAGCTAATTGTTGTCTCCAAGGAGCAAGAATCATTGAATAATCTTTTGGTATATCCATTAAAGAATAATCAAACCCAAAAGGAGATACAACAGGATTTACTCCAGCAGATATAGAAGGCCCCAACTTCATATCACCTAATTGGTTTTTAAAAATTCCTGTATAGTCTATTGCTTCCGCACCCAAAGAAGCTGCTATTGGTAGATAAGGAACAGAAGAGCCAACAGATCGTAATAAAGAGTATCCGCCAGCTGCTATTCCCGCTCCTGCCAACCCAGTAGAAACTATAGAATGTTCTTTACTTTTCTTTTCTATATATTTATTAGATTTATTATATGCGTCCCCTACCGCATTACTAGCAGAATCAATGCTTTCAATAAAGTCCGAAGACTCTTTTCCCTTTAAAGAATCTAAATATTTTATCTGTTCTGGAGTCAATCCCATATAGATACTTAATCTATATGCTTTCTTTTAAATCAATTAATCAAAAACAAAAAAGAGTCTATTTTTATGACTTTTTCAATATTTTCTTCTTTTACAGTATAATTTTTTTCCAATTCTGATTTCCAAATAGTTATAATTCTATTAACATCGTTAATCAAAACCGCAGGTAATTTTTCTATTACCGATATTTTATCATCTACATATAAATTATTATAACCAAACAAGTTACCATTAATTTTTATTTCTTTGATAAATTTAGCTATTTCTGCTAAAAACGCATTACCCAATACAGTTTTAAATTTCTGAAAATCTTCACTATTTTCAGCATTTCTATAAACAAAATTATCAAAGAAGGGATCTTGTTTCATTTTAGGAACATCCAATTCTATTTCAATAGCTACAGATTCTAAAGAATGCTTTATAGTTTCTGGTTTAGGATGTGTATATGATTTAAATTTTTCTAATATGTTATCAATTTCTATTTCCTTTTCAATTTTTGGAATTTCTTGAAATTCTATTTTTAATTTATTGGAAAGCTGTTTTCTAATAAAAAACGCCAAACATGCTCTATCAAAAATAGTTAAATTTTCTATTACAGAAGAATCTTCCAGACAATTTTCGGAAATTATATCAAATAAAGTTTTTGAAAAAGTACTTTTATTCTCAATAAAATCAAAAAAATTCTCTATAATAACACTTTGTTGTTTAGTTGTTAATTCTTTAATTTTTATGGTTTTTTGTAAAGAAGGAATCCATGCATCGATTGCAAATGAATTTTTTGACAAATTATCTAGAATAGATAAAGCATCTTTAAAGTTTATTATTTGGTCAGACATATTGTTTATAATTACTCACCTATCCTTCAAATTCTTTAATAAGGTCAGATAAAGACATACTACCATCAGAAGGATTTCCTATTGGCTGGTTTCTTTTTGATTTTAAATTAAATTCTTCTTCTACCATAGAACAGTAAACTTTTTTATCCGGAATCGACATATTATCTACATAAGAAAGACTTATGTTTTTGCTGGCTAATAAATAATATTCTTGATATATCTGTTTCAAATTGCAGGAAAACATAAGCCTAAAAAAATGAAAATAAGAAGAATCATATAAATTAAACTTAAACCAATCCATACCTTTTATATCAAAAAGATTTTTATTTACTAATTCTTCTATAGATTTGAAAATCTTATTTTCTATTTTATTTTTAAAAGATATAGGAAGCTTGCTGTAAACTTCTTCTTTTTGATAAGATTCAAAATTCTCAAAACTTATGACTTGATCTTTATCAATAGTTATTTTTTCTATAAATTCTGGTATAGTCGGTATGATGTTTTTTTTATTCTCTAAAAGAACAATTTTAGATTTTATACTGGGCCAATTAAGTTTTACTTTTAAAGATTTATACTCAATTTCTTCTGAAAGTTTAGTATCTATTGCAACTTGATACAAATTTTTCATAAAATTTGCCAAATCAATAGTGAACTTAGGTTTTAAATTTTTTTCATCATTATCTTGAAATTCTAATTCTAAATTATTATCTATGCTCAATATTCTCAGTTTTGTAAGAAACAGTATATAATCTAAGATGTTTATTTTATAAAAATCATCTTTATTTTCTACACAATTTATCAATATTTTTTCAAATGCTGTAATATAATCATTATTATTTTCTTCCCCAAAAGGATAGAGAATTGCAATTTTTCCTAGCAATATTTGTTCTTTTACATTAATTTCCCTATAGAATAATCTTATACCAGAAAAAGGAAGGTCTGCTGAATGTAAAAAATATTCCATCTATATATCTTATTTAAAATATATAAATATCAACTATTTACTAAGGATTTATCTCTGGGATATTTCCGTCTGTTGTATCCATAACACAATATCTATCATAGACAAAATCTACTTTAGCATATTGCAATCCTTCGGATTGGTATTGGTTATTAACTCCATCAATGCTTACAGGAGCAACATTAAAAAATCTAAACTTTTTTCTTGGTATTGAAGGATTTTGTTTACCCGGACCAGTTCTCCCTAAATAAATAACATCAACTATACTAGCTTTTACAGTTCTATCTCCAGAATCTCTTGCTACTAATCCAAAATATCCTACATTTACGATCCAAGGTCTTATTATAAAATCTAGAAAAGAACTGTTAGTTTCGTTGAATGTTATAGAAAGCTTTTGATACTTTTGTCTGTTTTTTGCAACGGCAGGTGCTTGATATCCACCATACTCTAAACCATCATTACCAGCGATTATAGTATCGCTAGGAATTGTTACTTCTCTTGCAAACACATTACCAACAAAATTGTTGGTCATTTCTTGATTGTTTTTTGATATTAAATTTTTAATAGTCGAAGCTGGTATATTCCAATCAGCCGATGAAGTTCCTCCTTCTCCGCTAGGACTATCATATTTATTTAAATTACTAAAATCTTTTTGTAATACTCCAACATCAGAAAGATCCATGTAAATATACCATTGACTCTGAGGTGCTATGGCGGTGGGCCATGCGTTCAGTATCTGATTATAATACTGATAAGGACTTGTTTGACTTGTAGTTGCCATTTAGAATACTTATTCTAAACGAGCCTATTAACCTTTAGGGAATAGCTGCATTTGTCCAGTATTGATAAGCGATTGTGGCTTGAGATTCTACAATTGTACCTTCTGTAGTTGTATTGAGAGTCCAAGTTCCAATGTTCTGGATATATGCACCGATTAGATTATAAGCTGCTATAGGAGCACCAAATTTGTCCATAAGAGCGAGAGATACATTACCTAAACTTCCTGCTCCGTAAGAACCAGTACTGGTAGCATCATCAAATATTGAACGTGACCATGTCTCAAGTTTATTACGAACTTGAAGATCTTGTCCAACTCTGAATGTTATTTGCCATCCTTCACTTCCGGGATATGTTGCAGTTCCGGGAATGTTAAACTTAAGACCCATGAAAGGTACAGAAATATTTGATATAGCTCTTGCGGGAAGCGTTGTAGAAGTTATATAAACTAAATCTGATTCATCAAACGTAACTACTGGTGTTTCGATACTGACAACACGAAACAGATTAGTACGAGCGAAGTCTTTGTTGATGGCATTCTGGAAGAAGCCTTGGATGTCTTGGTTTGCGAATAAGTTTCCCATATGTTTTAAATATTTATCTTTGTGTTAA